TGATGATGAGGATTTTGATGACTTTTTAAAAGGATTAGGTATTAACTAAAAACTTTAAAACCCTTCAGAGATGAAGGGTTTTCTATTTTATGATAAATTTTATATTTATAGTATATGAGTTTATCTAAAGAAGCCGTTTTAATGGAGTATGCCAAGTGTATGAAATCAACACCATACGCCCTTAAAACTTATTTACAGACGTATGACAACACTGTTTCAAAGTATGTCCCATTAGAGTTATTTCCTGACCAAATTAGTCTGGTTGAGGATTACGAGAATTATAATGAAAATATTGCACTAAAGTATAGACAAGCCGGAGTATCTACGGTAACAGCTGCTTGGTCATCAAAAAAACTTGTTTTTGCTAAAAAGAATAGTCCTGAAAAAGTTTTAATTATTGCAAATAAGTTAGATACTGCGGTTGAGGTTGCAAATAAGATTAGAGGATTTACTGACCAATGGCCTAGTTGGGTTGGTGTTGGATTTTCATCTGAAAAAAACTCACAAAGACATTTTAAATTAACTAACGGATGTGAAGTTAAGGCGGTTGCAACATCTAAGGATGCTCTTCGTGGTTATACACCGACAATATTAATATTTGACGAGGCTGCATATATTGAAGCAGATAGTGATTTTTGGGCGGCTTGTATGGCATCTTTATCCACAGGTGGTAAGGTGATAGTTGTATCAACACCAAACGGATATGATGCAATTTATTATGAAATATACGACCAAGCGTTAAAGGGAATGAATGAATTTAAAGTTTCCGAAATGGTTTGGTGGAAAGACCCAAGATATGCAAAAGATTTATCATTAGTTAATGTTAAAGATATTATTCATTATTACTTAAATCGTAATGAATATCCTGATGTTGAAATTATTGAATATAACAATAAAGAAAAAAACTTTGATGAGATAAGACAACTAATTTCACAGGGTTATAAACCAAACTCATCTTGGTATGAGTCAATGGTTAAAAAACTTAAGTACGATAAACGTAAGGTCAATCAGGAGTTGGAATGTGCGTTTCTTGGTTCGGGGGATAACGTATTTAATTCTGATATGTTGGAAGATTTAAGGATAAATATGGTTAAGGAACCTCCTACAAAAATGATGGGTGGTGGACTATGGATTTGGAAAGAACCTGAAATAGGTAAAAAATATATTATGGGTGTTGACGTATCTCGTGGTGATAGTGAAGACTTTTCAACATTCCAAATTGTTGATTTTGACTCAAGAGAACAGGTTGCTGAGTACGTTGGTAAACTTCCTCCTGACACTTTAGCTGAAATATGTTATAAATGGGGTAATATGTATAATGCATTTATTGTTGTGGATATCACTGGTGGTATGGGAGTTACGACATCTTTAAGATTGAGAGAGTTAGGATATAGAAATGTATATGTTGATGGAGTTGATATTTCAAATAAGTGGCAATATGACCCAAAGGCGACTGAAAAAATACCAGGAATTAACTTTAATGCTAAACGAGTTCAAATTATTGCAACATTTGAGGAATATTTAAGACATGGGTTTAGAATAAACTCAACTCGTTTATTAAATGAGATGAACACATTTATTTATGTGAATGGAAGACCTGACCACCAAAAGGGACAACATGATGACTTGATTATGTCTGTTGCCATGGCTCTTTATGTTGGTGAAACATCATTTTCATCACTTAATAAGGTTACAAATCAAACAAAAGCGATGATTGACTCATGGACTGTTAATACAAATGAATTTAACAGAAGACAATTCATGGACCCGGTAATTTCACAACAACAAGAAAACATTAAACGAGAGGCAACAAAAAGTGACTACGAAAACTATTTATGGTTATTCGGGGGACGAAGATAACATTATATGGGAACAGGAGATAGAAAAAAATCAGGTAGAATATTTACCGGCTCAAAATTAATTGTTGAGGGCCAAGAAAATTTCGGTTCATTAACCGGTAAATTAAAAAAGTTTGTTTTTTTAATAAAACAAACAAAGGGTGAACCTGGACCTCCTTTAACTCCAACACCTTCTGTAACCCCGACCAATACTCCAACACCTTCTTTAACTCAAACTCAAACACCGACGCCATCTTTAACCCAAACTCAAACACCGACGCCATCTTTAACCCAAACTCAAACACCTACAAACACTCAAACTCAAACACCGACACCATCAATAACTCAAACCGTAACGACTACAAACACTCAAACTCCGACACAAACACCAACTAATACTATAACACCAACCAATACTCAAACTGTAACACCAACTGAAATATCTTGTGTTTGTTATGATTTAAGTTATATTACAGGAGCTCCTCTCGCTCCTCCACTATCATATAGTGGTATTTCATGTTCGGGAGGTACAATTACAGGGTCAATGTTACCTAATACAACAACAAGGTTCTGTGCTAAACAAAATTCAATTAGTGCACCTGGTATTTCAATAGGTATAGATACACCTTTTTGTAATGCAGGAGTTTGTCCGACACCTACCCCAACACCAACACCTTCAATAACTCTGACTAATACGCAAACCCAAACACCAACACCAACACCTTCAGTAACTCAAACTCAAACTCAAACCCCTACTAATACTCAAACCACTACTAATACTCAAACTCCAACACCTTCAATAACTTCAACAATCACTCCTACCCAAACTACTACACCGACACCGACAATACCAGAATGTCGTTGTTGGTATTTAACAAACCCTACTGCAGGTGCCTTAAATTATAATTATAACGATTGTTCGGGGACAGTATTTATTGGTAATATAAATGCTGGAGAATCAATCCAAGTATGTGCACGAATTGTTAATGAAGATATATCAATAATTAAAGCTAATTATGGTCCATGTACTGGTGGTACTTGTAATAATGAGACATTTTATGGATTTTTTGGTAATACAGTACCTTTTAATACAGGGTATTGTAATTCATACTCAGCAATTACTTTTACAAATAACCCACCAAGTAGTCAAGGATTATTTAGTGGAGGAACTGCATTTTTAGATGTAAACTTTAACTTAAGAAATAATACGAGAAATACAATACCACCATATTTTTATCAAGTTGTAGAAGGTGTGGTTTCGACTAGTGCATCTGCTTGTACTAGAAATAGTGGAACTTGTGTTACTAATCAATATCGACTTGAAGCAACAGGAGCTACTGCAACAGTTAGTATGTCACCTCCATTTGTTGATGCTCCGACATCGTTTACATTACCTAAAAACTATGTAGTATATATGTGTTTGTGTTCAGAACCTACTGGAAGTAATCTAAGTGTTACTAATTTAGGTTCATGTCCATATAATATTGGATAAATTGTTTAATAATCTATAAGAATATTTATAATTAAAATATGAGTGAAAATAAACTAACGGTATGGCAACGGTTATCCCAAACATTTGGACCCAATTCTCTTTTGGGTCAGGATTATCCTACGTACAAATATGATAAGAAGGAACTTTTAAAGACAACTTCTAAATCTGAATATGATAGAGAGAAATTACAAGCTCAACAAACATATTACTTAGCAAACCAATGGGGTAGGGTTGAGAATAATCTATATACACAGGCAGTTTACTATGAACCAACTCGTTTAGCGTCTTTTTATGACTACGAGTCAATGGAATTTACACCTGAAATTGGTGCGGCTTTAGACATTTATGCTGAAGAGTCAACAACAATTAATCAGGATGGTTTTATGTTACAAATCTATTCTGAGTCAACAAGAATTAAATCTATTTTAGGTGATTTATTTAACAATGCGTTAGATATTAATACTAACTTACCTATGTGGATAAGAAACACATGTAAGTATGGTGATAATTTTGTATATCTTAAATTAGACCCTGAAAAAGGTATTATAGGATGTATGCAATTACCAGTCATCGAGATTGAAAGATTGGAAGCAGGTATGGGTGCTCACTCAACAGATTCGACAACAAATCCTGAAAAGAAACATTTAAAATTCAAATGGAAACAAAAGGATTTAGAGTTTAATACTTGGGAAGTTGCACACTTTAGATTACTTGGTGATGATAGAAGACTTCCTTATGGAACTTCTATGTTAGAAAAGGCTCGTCGTATTTGGAAACAATTATTGTTATCTGAAGATGCTATGTTAATTTACAGAACATCAAGAGCACCTGAAAGACGTGTATTTAAAGTATTTGTTGGTAACATGGATGATGCGGATGTTGAACCATATATCCAAAGATTTGCTAATAAGTTTAAGAGAAGTCAAACGGTTGACCATAAGACAGGTAATGTGGATATGAGATTTAATCAGATGGCGGTTGACCAAGATTATTTCGTTCCTGTTAGAGATACTACACAAACAATGCCGATTGAGACATTACCGGGAGCTGCGAACTTATCAGAGATTGCCGATATTGAGTATATCCAAAAGAAATTGTTAACAGCTCTTCGTGTTCCTAAAGCATTTTTAGGTTTTGAAGAAACTGTTGGTGATGGTAAGAATTTATCATTACAAGATATTCGTTTCGCTCGTACCATCAATCGTATTCAAAAGAATATGATTTCTGAATTAAATAAAATTGCGATAATACATTTATTCATATTAGGGTTTGAGGATGAAATATCAAACTTTACATTAAGTTTAACAAATCCTTCAACACAAGCGGATTTACTAAAGATTGATGTATGGAAAGAAAAAATACTATTATTTAAAGATATGGTTGCCGACCCAGGAAGTGGTATTGCGGCAGTTTCTATGTCATGGGCTAAGAAACATATTCTTGGATTTTCTGATGATGAAATTAAACTTGATTTACAACAACAACGTATCGAAAGAGCCGTTGGTGAAGAACTTAAGAAAACTGCTGAAGTTATTACTCACACAGGTATATTTGATAACATAGACAAGTTGTATGGTAAAAAAGAAGGTGAACCGGCTGGAACACCTACTGAAGGTGGGGCAACTGACACAGGAGGAGGATTAGGAGCACCACCTGATTTAGGAGGAATGGGTGATATGGGAGGAGAGTCACCGGCACCACCTGAATCACCATCACCAGCACCACCTGCAGAAGGAGGGACTGTACCTGAAAACGATGAGAGAAATAAAGAAAATTTAAATATTTTATTAGAAAATAGAGGTATGTTAAATGAGGATGAATTGATTGATTTGTCAAAAGTTCAAAATTCTTTAGGTGAAATGGGTACCGAATTAGATAAACTACTAAAGAATTGATATTTATATAAAAAAATATAGACATGAGATTTGGATTAATAAAAACATTAGTAGAAAATAAATTAATTGATTCCTTTGTTAAAGGAACTCTTAAAACTGATATGCGACTTTTTGAAAGAAAATTACTTAAAAATAGTGATTTTTGTAAATTAATGTCGATATATGATAATTTAAAAGAAAATAAAGAATTAGATAAAGAAACCGCAACTTATTTGGTTGATGATTTATCTAATGAATTTAGACAAATTAAATTATCTGAAAATACAGTAAATTTTGTTAAAAGTTGGACTAAGGATATTGTACTTGAAAACAAATACAAAACAATTGATGAATTATTTTATGGTGATTTACTAAAACCTGAAAAGAAATCAATTGCTAAAAAATCAATCGTTGAGTCTTTAGGTAAAAAACCAATAATAAAAGAAACTAAATCTACAAACGTACCAATTAGTTCAATGTTAAAAGTTGCTAATAAAACGGCTGAAAAATATTTAGAAAACCTAACTGAATCTGAAAGAAATTCTGTTAAAGAAATTTTATCATCAAATGATGAAAATTTAAAAACAAAATTTACAGAATTAAAAGAAACTGCAATTCAAAAAATTGACACTCTTATTTCAGAGTCTGATGAAGAACTATCAAAAGTTTTATTAGAAACAAAAGAAAGACTTACAAATGTAAAACATTCTAAAAAAGAATATATTAAATTAATGAATTTAACACAAAATTTATAAATCTTTATTTTTTGAATTTTTATAAATAGCATCATTTAAAATCTGACGTTTTATGTCAGATTTTTTTTTGTAGTTTTTTCTGTTTTGTAACTCTACAATCATTTTGGTTTTTAAAACTTTTGATTTAAAGTTTTTTAAAGATTTTTCTAAATCGTTATTTTTTACGGGAATTATTAGCATTTTGACAACTCGGTTTTTGTTGATTAATATTACTTACATAAATAAACGAAGATATGAAAAACTTGTAAATGAAAAAAGGAAAAAGTTGTGTGGTTAGAGGATATAAACAAATAAAATGTTCTTATGGTACGGTTGACTCAAAAAATTTAAAATCAATTTATTTAAATATCCAATCTTGGGTTGAACCAAAGACACACGAAGAAAGTTGGAATAGAATTGTATCAGTATTTAATAAAAATATTAAAACAAACTTAATAGAAATTATCGACAATGACTTACTAAATGAAAAATTTATAGTTGATTTAGATTTAAGGACAAGTGGAATAACAATTAAGAAAAGGTCTTTTATGAATTTAGAAGTAACATTCTTTTTGAAAAAAGATATTGATTTTAAATCTGTAGAACTAAAAAATTCTATTAAAAATATCATAAATTATGTAGAAAAAGAATCTTTTAAAAAATCAAAATATTTCAAATTTTATCTTACAAAATCGAACAAAATAAAAACAACCGATAAAATAGAAAGTATTTAATATTTATCTATAAAAAGGTAAAATGCAAAATTACAAAATATTAGGTCCAAAAGAGACAGGAAAAGGTATTTTAATTGAGATGGATGCGGGATATGTTTCCCCGACAGAAAAACATAATCAAACATTCTTACAAGAAAGTAGGGATTTTAAAGATTATTCAAAACCATTTGAGTTCTATGCCGTTCTACAAAAATATAATACACCCAATAGAAACGGTAGAATATATCCTGAAAGAATTTTAAAGAGAGAATCTGAAAATTATATAAAAAATTATATCGGTAAGAAAACCGCTTTATCAGAACTTAACCACCCTGAG